TAGCGGCGGGAACGTCCAGTTCAACCGAACCAGACGTTGCTCCGTTTAGTTTGATACTCATGATGCACCTCCTTTTAGTGCGGTGACTTCGGCTTCAAGAGCCTCGATGCGGGTTAGTGCTGTCTGTAATGCGGTGTAGAGACGCGCTTGGAGCATTCCGTTGTCGTAAGTGTGGATGACGCCAACGTCATCAGAACGGTCTGTGGCAATCCTCATGTCGTCTGGCACCTCGTCTGCCATTGGTCCGTAAGAGGCAGAGGGTGAGCCAATAAAGTTGTATTGATAAAAGGGAGTTTCCTTAACAGTCTTCCAGGCCGTATCAGAATCAACGGCAACAATGTTTTCCTTAAGGCGACGCTCAGAAGATATTGGCTGAATTGTCGTGTTGCCTGCAGAAATTGTGCCCTGGTTATTAACCTTAAAGACCTCAACAAATGAACCGCCTGGCGCTCCCCTTTTAATGCCTAGAACTGTTTGGTTGCTTGGAGCACCGTTCTCCCAGAGCGCCATTGCCTGAAGGTTTGCAGCGGTCGCAAACGTGGCGCTGCCGTCTGCGTTCAGTTGGCTAGTTGCGGTGGTATTTCCTTGGGTGTATCCACGGAAAATTAATCCACTTGAACGGCAAGCCTGGTAATAACCGCCACTGGCAATGCTGACACCAACCCCCACTCCAGCTGTCGGGTCTTCGCCTGCAATAACAGTGCCAGCAAACGTGGCGCTGCCGTCTGCATTCAGGCTGATGTTCGGCGCAGCAGTCGTATTGCCGACCTTTACATCGCCGCTGGTAAAGACACTATCTCCCGCAGTGTTCGGGCTAAGCTCCGTCCCACTCCGTGTCCACAAACCACCAGCCGCACCGCCGCCAGCAATCCTCACTACTGACCCAGCACTATCCTTGATATAAAGCGCTGGATCAGAATCATTAAAATTGACCGCAATCTGTCCAACATCTAAGTCAGCAGCCTGTGGCGCCTTCCCGGCAACACTGCTGCGTAAATGCTGCAACTTGATAGCCATCTGCTATTTAGCGAAGAACACACTCATCTGAGTGTGCTTTCATTCTATTAAGGGTAAGTTCCCTCATCAAGAGCCGTCACGTTCACCCATTGACCAGTTGCTGAATAACTCAAAAGCTGATCTTCTGTTGGACTTGTCAGCGTTACATCCAGCAGATCACCCAGTCTGCTGGCGCCGCCACTGCCGCCATTAAGCGTGTCGATCCGGACATAACCAGCAGCCGCGCCATTACAGAGGACCCAATCACCAGGGTCAAAAGCCACTCCAATGACAGCCACTTGAGGAATGCCAGAGCCAGCCACATCGACGACAAAATACGTTCCAGTTAGCTGGTCCGTAGCATTTTTCAACGCATCGCCAATGTTGTAACCAGCCGCTACACCAAAGCTCGTTACACCAGTGATCAAGCCGGTGGAAGCATCAATTGTTCCGCTATACCGCAAGTTCTCCTGCGACAAGCGACCAATAGAAATCGGCATCCATGAGTTGCCGTTCCACATGTGCAACCCGGCTGTGCTCTCCTGATACCAGAGAGTGCCGATGTGATTGCCTGTCAGCTGTGGTATTGCTTCTTGGATATAGCTGACGCTGTAATCGGCCAGCTTTGCTCTCGTTATTGCAGAACTTCCAATACGGTCTGCAGATAAAACTCCAGATTGAATCTTGTCTGCTGATAGCGGCGGGATGTCGCTGCTTTCAATCAAACCACCGTTGGTAACACGACCTTGCTGATCAACCGTGACCTTGGTGTATTCCCCAGGAATAACGCTCGTGTCACCCAGCGTCACGTTGCCGTTGCCATCAACAAGCAAACCGCCTGTCAATGGATACTGCGCAGCGCCGATCGTGCTGTTAGTCGCAACAGGCAGGTGCCCAGGTTCAATATCGTTAACGTAGAGAATTTGACCAAACTCGTTGTAGGCAACATTCGCAACGATGTTTGGTGTGGTCGTGTAAGCAATGGAGATCTCGCCAGTGCCATCAACCGCCAAACCGCCAGAGGTTGGAACACTGACAGCACCAACGCTAGTAGTAGTGGCTAGCGGCAGATCCGCCACAGGAATTGGCGAAACAGCACCAGTAATTAGACCGTGCTCGTTCCAGCTAATACCTGCACTGTCACCAGGAATAATGCTATTGGTAATGCCAATCTTGTCGAGCGTAACATCAAGACCGCGATCAGCTACATTCCCAAACTTGGCACCAGTGATTGAGCCGTCGTTAATCTTGCTGCCGTCAACGTCTGAAATCTTGACATCAGTAACCGCCCCGTCTTGAAGCTTGGCAGTTGTAATTGACCCGTCAGGAATAGTCGACGTGGGGGAATCGATCTTATCCCAGGGGATACTTGCCGAATCAATTAGCGTTACGCCTGACTGGACTAAGTCCTTGGCCGTGATTTTCTTCGTCTCTGATGCTGAGAGATCAGAAACAGGCAGAACATCGGCAGAGGCCAGACCCGGACCCAGTAGCTCTGGAAGCCTACTAATCTCTAGGTCTGGCATAATCCCGAAGACTCTATGGGCTAATTCTAGTCGCTCTCTTCTAGCCGCAGAGCTGAGCCGTCTTCCTGCAAGAGCAAGCTGCTGTCCTCTTGTAGCAGATAGAACGGAGGTTCGCCCTGGTGCAGGGTGATCGGACCTGTTGCAACGAACTGCACCTGTGTCCGCACGATCTGGGTTGGCTCTACTGACAAGGCATGGTTCGTGACCATGCACTTGCATTCGTACCAGATCGATGGCTCGCCGACTACGGCGTAGACGTAGAACCTTCCATAAAAATCAGAGCCTTGCTTAAGGCGAAGAATTAGGCGTGCCAGATAACTGGGAAACTCAACGTTGCCAGGCCCCGTCTCTTCGCACGGTCCCCTCTTGTGCTCCCACAGGCATTCAAGTGTTCCTTGACCGCTGATCAGTCCAGCCTCGTAATAAGAACGAAACTCATCGCCCAATACATCGGTCTGTACTTGGTCACGGTTTGTGGTCAGCTCGAACCCGCTAACCTTTGCCAAGCAGTTAAAGTCTTTGTCGCGATTCTGGATAAAAATTGGAGCCGACTCTGTCGGCTTTACCAGCGTCAATGCATCATTCTGTCCACCTGCAAGTGCACTCGAAAAGCTTGTGTAAAGCCTTAAACCACCTGCGTCATCAATATGGATATAGCCACGCCAGTCGCTGTAGTAAACGCCGTCACTGTCTACATGTCCAGCTACTAGCTCCAATGGGGAGCCATCGGTAGTGCTGATCGTGACTTGATCGCCTGTGATCAGACTTCCTTCGGCAGAGTCGACGCTAAACCGTTTGCGGTCGACGTTGACGTCATCGGGATCAAGGGTTGTAGTCAGCGCTTGCTGGGATGCATCACGCCTGAGTTCGACATGACCGTTTTGCCCTAAAAAGACTGCCATATCAGACCAGTGGTGCGTTAGTTATACCAGAGCTTAGATTGCTATCACTCAATGGAGCACCGTTCACTTCAAATGCGATGTCGGCGGCTAGAACTTCCCCGACGTTCATGCTCATTGATACTGATGTGATCAAAGCAGGTAGCGTTAGCCAACGACCGTCTGCTGACCCGTCTTCAACTTTTAGCTTCAGCTTTACTGGCTCGGGTGGATCGTTCTGGCCGTCCCCTGCCGTAGAGCCCGACTTGATTACTTTGCTAAGCAGCAACCCACAGTCATTCTTGACGCTTCCGCCACCATCGTAGTTGTAGTAATACAGGCGGCAGCTGCCACTCATGCTGCGGATACCGTAGATCAGCGTACGGTCAGTGTCTGACAGCACTGTCGTGTCCAGCACGTTGACAGTGCTGCTAAAACTCCAGGAAACAACCTTCGCAGCAGGTTGAGTGCTGTCGTCAATAAACAACTTGCCTTGCTGTCCGGCGTAAAAAGGCATAGCAGCGGCTCGATAGGTAAATTCTAATTGCCGTCGAGTACACCGACGAAGCTACAGCTCACGCTGCTGACTCCTGGATAAACCGATCGGACTTGTGGTGGTTCGGCATAACGCCACAACAGACCCGACCCTCCCGTCTCCGCAAGATAAGCTGCTAACTCACTAGACGCACCAGCGGTGCCGGACGTCGCGGCAAACGTTACGTAGTTCCAATCACGGTTAACTGCCTCGTAGTTGGCGAGGATCAACGCAGCTTGCGCATCGGTGATGTTGTCGAACTGCAGAGACAAGCTGGAATCAACACGGCGATTGCCGAAACGCACCACGGTTCGTGCGCCGTTCTGTGCTGTGAAATCCGTTTGTGGATACGCGCCAGGGGTGTATGACCTAGCGGAAGGCTTAAGGCTTGGAAATGCGACGGCGAGCATGGCTAGAAGACGTTCGGGACGTAGTAAGCAGGGTTCCAGTCGAGAATTGCCAGCGAGCCGATGTCGGTCAGAGGCATGTGAGAACCCGCGACTTCCACTAAGCCATCTTCAGCGTAGGTGAGTGCTTCGAGTTTATAGACCCTCGATTCAACCGTTGTCGACTTAAACGTGAAAACTGTGTTGTAAAACGAAAAATCAGCACAGCGTCCATTTGCAACTATGAGCGTACCTTCGCTGACGCCTTCAGTTCCTGCTCGCCAGTAATACACCTGATACGCGCCATCGGCAAGTTGATTGGTGCTAGTGATGAAGCCCTCGTTATTGATTGAGCCGTTGTCAAAGCGGTTGGCGTGGCTGGATGCGCTACTCACCTTGAAATACTCGCCAGGGACTAGACCCATGGCCGCCTGCGGTGTGGTCTTAAAGGCGATACTGTGGTCAACATGCTTTCTGACACCTAAGGCAAACAGGGCGAACCGCAGTGCGTGTGTTTCGCTTGTGCAGAAGCTAGAGAGGTCAAAAGTCTCAATAGGGTCTGAATCAGAACCGCCGTAAGCATCAGCAAAACGCAGCGTAAAGTTACGTGTTTTTGGGAAGCCATTGATCGTGTCTTCGCGCCACATGACTTCTGCTCTGAATAGTTGACGCTCTTCGGGCAGCAGCCACGTCACCTGCATATCAACCATGTTCCCGTCCGTGAAGAGCGCGAGAATATTAGGTTTGCCGTTGTTGTTGATGCGACCCGTGGAGTAGGTAGGCACTGAGGGCTTTAGCGCAAATCGCCCGCCGATAACCGTTGCATCTAGCAAGCAATACTGGGCTTGCTGATACACCCATTGACGGAAGTTGATGCGTTCGTTGACGACACCGTCCCAGGTAAAACCATTCGCTTCACAGAAGCGAGAAGCTTCGGTCATTGCATCACGGTCAACCTGTTGGGGCCCAAGAATCTTGCCAGCACCCCAGACCTCGTTCGTCATCATCGCGAAGACGATGTCAGGCAATAAGTTAGAGGCTTCAGCCCTGCCGGTAATTAGGTTTTCCACCACAATGCCTTTCTTCATGAAGGCAGAGAAGCTGCTGAAGTTCGTCCATTCCGTGGAAGAGTTGATCCGAAGACCGCCGGTAGTCATGTCGGCGTAGGTCGGCGTAAATTGCGCACGCTTTTCGTTAATTGCGACGACTTCGTGCTCAGGTGAAGACTCGTTACTTTGGGTTTGAGAATCAAACGCGGAGACATCAACAAGTGCGTCGTACGGTTGGTAGTTTTTGAGTTCACGGACGGTTTCATCAACGGTGACCGTGCCAGTGATCGTCACCATCCAGATTTCTCTGCCGTCTGTCGGGCTAATAACAATCACGCGATCACCAGGCTTGTACCCTTTGCCCTGGTTATTGGCGTCAACAGTCCACTTGTATCCGACATCATTACCAGCAGAATCGCGCCAGACGCGAACATAAAACTTTAACCCGCTTGCCCCTTCGGATACCAACGAGTTTCCAGCAGCATCCACTGCTGGCTGCGCATCAGTCACACCTGCCGCATAGGGCTCTGATGGTGTTGTCGTTGTAATAAGGTCGCGTCTTTGGATACTGCGGTAAACAGTGATGTAGTCTCCGCTAGTTGAAGTGTCATTCTCGCGCCCAGGAGTTCGCAGGCTCCAGCTGTATTGAACATTAGGGAATGGCACACCGATGCCGGTATTTTCAGACACCCACTGCGGTGGTTCTGTGTTTACGTTTGAATAATTGCCTCCTGCCCTTAGTCGACCATCCCACCAATATTCCCAACGGTTGTAATTAAGTGGGATGTTGATTCGCTTCAGGGTAAAGTTCCAGCTACCCGTGAGGTTGTACCTGACTGGGGCGTATTGCCAATTAGACGTAACAATGGGAGGAAATGTGCCTGCTTGTGTTGGGGTAACATTTAAGTTATCAATGGCACCCTCGGTCGTGGTTGTATCGGCAGCTCGAATAAAATCAGGATTCGTTAAATACTCATCAGTCAGTGCTACATAATCACCGCTATACGTAACGACATAACCGTTAAGGGAGTATTTCGTTTCAACCCCATAACGCAAGCGACGCATTGGTGCGAAGTAAGCACGGCTGACGCGATAAGCCCCAACACCTGCGACAGGACGCAGCCTGAACTCACTTTCGACGTTCCCTTTCGTTGCGGTGTCGACCCTGATGTAGTTGTACTGATCGACAGGGAAGTTGCCCTCAACAACAAAATAGTTAAGACCCGTGATGTCAGTCCATTGGGTTTCGCCGAGCGTACGAACCTCAAGCAGGAAGAAACTCAGACGTTTCTGATACTTTGTAACGCTGCCAAGGGATAAACCGCCGCCGTTCTCCTCGTATTCGTTAATGAGTTTCTCGGATGGCCATGACTGCAGGTCAGGAAAGCCGCTGATCTGCTTATACACCCTTGACTTAAGAATTAGTTCTGTCGCTTGACATGGAATCGTGTTCGTGACCGTGGCGACTGCTGCACGCTGGAGCGCAAAAGCTTCGTACATCTCCAACGGATTTCTTGTCGCAGGTTCCTCTCCAGCAGAAGAAATGCACTGCACAGTCCCTGGAGTTGTAACCGCAAACCAAACGCTTAGATCATTCGCCGGCGTGACTGCGTACTGAAGCTGCTCAGGGCTTGGATTCCATGCCCGCGTTGAATCGGTATATGCCTTTTGAACGCATACGCCTAAAGTTGTATCACCAACAAGGTATAACTCACCTAGTGCAATCTGTTGGTCAGAAGCTCGACGACGACTTACTGTCGAGGAGTTAATAAAATCTAGCTTTTCAGGTTCGTACTCTGGGTCGTCTCTAACCTCACAACCTGTTGTGATTCGGTACAAGATCTGGTCATAAGAGCCGGCAGGCGTACCAGGATTCACTAAACCTGAGTAGCCAAACCCACCACCACCCGATGGGTTGCGTACTGTTGTGAAGTACGACCGCTGGCTGAATTTTCTGTTATTGCGAAGCTTCTTACGGTTCTCTGCGTCTGCTCTGATATTATCGTCGCCTTCCCTAGGGATGAGAACTAATTCAGGGGCGGGTTTAAACGCCGTCTGACTATGCATCGGCGCATAAGCACCAAACGATGCCTGAATCGGTGTAAACGTTGCACCAGAAAAGAATGGCTCGGGGCGTTCAGATCCGTCCCAGTAGGTGCTGAACGTGTCAGTAAAGGGCTGCGCGGGTAGCAGACTTCCCAGCAGCGTCATGTCCTCAGTTATGCGCCCGCCGAATGCGTTCCAGTACGCGCGTACTTTCTGTGCGGTATAAGTCGCTAGCGTCGTGTCACCGATCGCAAGACTCTCAAAATCTGGTGGTGCTTCTGTTACGCCGTCACTAAAGACGAACAATGCCTTCAGTTGCATTGCACGCTCTTCGGCGATCATCTGCGACCAAACAAGCTGACCGTTTACACGGACGCCCTTTTTGGCAAATACAAGCGGGATCGTCTGACCTTGGCGGGCCAGATCCTGAACAGACTGGAAGCCATCTGTCTGGGCAAAGTTACCTGACTCCTGCGCACCGCCTAATGTCCGCTGCCCTAGTCGCTTCTCCTCATTTACTTCTGGTGATTTGGGCTTAGGCGCCAGCAATGCCGCGGCAGCTGTCAAAGCTAAACCGACAACGATCTGAACAATCGCAACCGTTACTGGATCGTTCCTTACGTCGGGGATCAGGTCATACGCTGGATCGCGCTTGCCGTTATACGAATCAACTACATCGACGAAATACCAATACTCTTCTTCGCTAAGACCTA